CAAGATGGACGAAGGCATGCACGACATGGGTATGGAAGAAACCATGGGCGGAGATCAGGCCGACGACTTAATTGATGACATCGAAGTCGAAGAAGAAGGCATGGCAGTAGAAGGCGAAGGCGAAGAAATGGCCGACGCTGAACTGGAAGATCGTGTAGTTGATCTCGAAGACAAACTTGACGAACTCATGGCTGAATTTGAAGCACTCATGGGTGACGACGGTGCTGGTGACGAAGAAGTAGACACAGAGGTAGCCATGGACATAGACACACCTGACATGGACGCCGAAGAAGTAGTAGATGACGAAATGGAAACAGAAGGCATGATGGAAGCCGTAAACCTCAAAGCCGCTCCTGCTCCAGTCAAAAGCGAAGAAGCCGGTATAAACAAAAAGTCCACAGTGGCCGCTAACAGTGGTGCTGTAGGTGCTGCTGCCAAACCCGTCAATGTAGACGCAGGCGGCGAAGAAAAAGGTCGTACTGCTCCGCAAGCCAAAGACATGGTTGGCAAGGTGCAGAACACACCCGCACAAGGTTCGGTTAAAATGGACAGCGCACCCAAGCCCGTGACAGCACAGGCCTCCGGTGTCAACACCCGTACACCGTTTCCTAAAGCCTAAGGATCGCTGGTAAATGGCTCTTTACCTCAGAGAAAATCTTACTTTCGACGCTGCCCGCATTGTTGTGGAAGGCAGCGACGAGGGTAAGAACCTCTATATGAAGGGCATCTGCATCCAAGGCGGTGTAAAAAACGCCAACGAGCGTGTGTATCCAGTGAATGAAATTGAGCGTGCGGTCAAAACACTGAACGAGCAAATCGTGTCCGGATATTCAGTTCTAGGGGAAGTAGATCACCCTGATGATTTAAAAGTTAATCTAGACCGTGTGAGCCACATGATCACAGAAATGTGGATGGATGGCCCCAACGGTTTTGGTAAACTCAAGATTCTACCCACACCCATGGGCCAACTGGTCAAGACCATGTTAGAGTCCGGTGTGAAACTAGGAGTTTCGAGCCGCGGTAGCGGAAACGTTAACGAGGCCAACGGACATGTCAGTGACTTTGAAATCGTCACTGTCGATGTTGTTGCCCAACCCAGCGCACCCAACGCATATCCCAAAGCTATCTATGAAGGTCTGATGAACATGCCATATGGTCATCGCGCCCTGGAGATTGCACGCGAAGCTGGTACGGACAACAAGGTACAGAGATACTTGAAAGAGGAAGTAAAACGCCTTATCAAGGATCTCAAAATCTAGGAGAAACGCATGTTAGATGCATTGAAACCCTTACTAGATAGCGATCTTATCAACGAAGACACCCGTCAAGAGATCTCTGAAGCTTGGGAAGCCAAGTTGAACGAGGCTCGTGAACAGGTGCGTGCAGAACTCCGCGAGGAATTCGCACAACGCTATGAGCATGACAAAACAGTAATGGTGGAAGCCCTGGACAAGATGGTAACAGAAGGTCTGCAAAGCGAGATCCAAGCCGTGGCTGCTGAAAAAGCCGCTCTGGTTGAAGATCGCGTCAAGTTCCAAAGCAAGATGAAAGAATCAGCCACGAAGTTCAACGACTTCATGGTTTCCAAACTTGCTGAAGAAATTGGTGAGCTGCGCAAAGACCGCAAGAGCCACAACGAAGGACTCGAGAAATTAGAGAAATTTGTTGTCCGCGCACTTGCAGAAGAAATCACAGAATTCGCACAAGACAAACAAGACGTGGTGGAAACCAAGGTACGTTTGGTGCGCGAAGCCCGTGAGACTCTGGAGAACTTGAAAGCACGATTCGTAAAAGAATCCGCTGCCAAGATGACCCAGGCTGTGAGCCATCATCTCAAGGCTGAACTCAGCCAGTTGCAAGAAGACATCAAGATTGCTCGTGAGAACAATTTTGGTCGCAAGATTTTTGAAGCCTACGCCGCAGAATTTGGTGCTACTCATCTCAATGAGAACGCCGAAGTACGCAAGCTCCGCAAGGAACTGCAGGGCAAAGATCAGCAACTAGCCGAAGCCACCCGCTCCGCCGAAGATGCCAAAGTCATCGTCGAGAGCAAAGAGCGTGAGATCCGCATGATCAAAGAATCCAACCAGCGTGAAAGCGCCATGGAAGAATTGCTGTCTCCTCTTAACGAAGAGAAGCGTGCGATCATGAAGAATCTCTTAGAAAACGTCCAGACAGCTCGTCTGAAGGGCGCTTTTGAGAAGTATCTACCGGCAGTGCTGGCAGAAGGCAAGGCAGCGAAAGCTAAAACGGTAATCGCTGAAAGCCATGTCGCAGTAACTGGTGATAAAAATGTCAAGGTGATTGAAGAAGAGGATCGTTCCAACGTGATCGACATCAAACGCCTGGCAGGACTGTAATAGTTAGATAAAGGAGACTTAGATGTCACAAGAACTATTAGAAAGCCGTTGGGACGAGACCAAAGAAGCCCTCATGGAAGGCCTCAAAGGTTCGCGTCGCAACACAATGGGTGTGATCCTCGAGAACACACGCAAGTACCTGAAAGAGAATGCTTCTGCAGGTTCAACAGTTTCCGGCAATATCGCTACGCTTAATCGCGTGATCCTGCCGGTGATTCGACGGGTTATGCCCACTGTTATCGCCAACGAACTCGTTGGTGTACAGCCTATGACCGGTCCCGTTGGCCAGATCCACACGTTGCGTGTGCGTTATGCCAACACCATGACAGATCAATCTGCAGCCGCAACATCTACTGTTGCTGGTGAAGAGGCACTGTCACCGTTCAAGATCGCTACTGCTTACTCTTCAGCAAGCACAGTATCGGCTGGAACAGTTGGTGCAACACAGACCACATACACGGGCAGCAACACAGCAACGCTAGAAGGCTCCGGCGGTCGTCAGATCTCCGTGCAGATCCTCAAGCAGGCTGTTGAAGCTAAAACTCGTAAACTCCAGGCTCGCTGGACATTTGAAGCAGCTCAAGACGCACAAGCCATGCACGGTATTGACGTTGAGGCTGAAATCATGGCTGCCTTGGCCCAAGAGATCACCGCTGAAATTGATCAAGAGATCCTCTTGTCGTTGCGCTCTTTGGCACAGACCGAGTTCACATACAACCAAGCTACCGTTTCTGGTACAGCCACATTCGTTGGTGACGAGCATGCCGCTTTGGCAGTTCTGATCAACCGTGTTGCTAACCTGATCGCACAGCGCACACGCCGCGGTGCTGGTAACTGGGCAGTAGTTTCGCCTGCTTCGTTGACTGTACTCCAGTCTGCAACAACTTCTGCTTTCGCTCGTACCACAGAAGGTACTTTCGAAGCACCTACCAACACCAAGTTCGTTGGAACATTGAACGGCGCTATGCGTGTGTTCGTTGACTCCTACGCTAGTGACAGCACACCTGTGCTGGTTGGCTACAAAGGTTCGTCTGAGGCAGACGCAGCAGCGTTCTACTGCCCATACATTCCTTTGATGAGTTCTGGTGTTGTTCTGGATCCAACGACGTTCGAGCCAGTAGTCAGCTTTATGACTCGTTATGGGTACATAGAATTGACAAATACTGCATCTTCGTTCGGCAATGCCGGCGACTATGTAGGCGAAATTGCCGTAAGCAATTTGTCTTTCTCGTAATCCAGTCTTACAACTACCCAGGGATGGGAAGTACAGAAAAGGGCCGCAAGGCCCTTTTTTGTTGGCAATTTTGCCAAAAAAATCAACGGCCACCCCGGGCAAGGCGTTAAATAACCAGCAGCCGGATGGTCCGGCTGCACTGTATCAAAAATCCAATTGGAGGATGTATGAAAGCAATCGCAACCTTGATCGCTTCCATGTTTGCCGCTTCGGTGGCATTCGCTCAGGCACCTGCAGCTCCTGCTAAGAAAGAAGAGCCCAAGAAAGCCGAAGCCAAGAAGGAAGAGAAGAAAGAAGCAAAAAAGGACGAGAAGAAGGACGCCAAGAAGTAATCCTGGCGCACCGGATTTTCATCCGACAGAACCGCCCGTGAGGCGGTTTTGTTTTGATTAAATACACCATGCCCACATTCATCACTCCTTACTCTGGTACTGCAGAACTCACTGCCAGCAACGGACTCACAGTCTCTGAACAAGGGCTATGGAGATTCAGCCAGCCAGGATACAACGACGGTGCCACTTTTGGACTGAGTCTTACCCATCCCAGTCCGCTGACAGGCGGCACGCTGAGCCTTGCTGGGCAAGGATGGACCATCGCTGTCATAGGTAACACACTGACATCATACACTGATCCTGACACATCAATCACTTATCCTGCTAGCCAGTGCCGTATCACTGTGACAGGTCGTTGGGTGGTCGTGAGACAGCAAAATTCCAACAGTTTCAATGGACAAGGAATCATCTACGGTGGTCAGACTACCACTGATCAAGGTGGTCGCGCTCAAGGACCATATCTACTTACATACCAGTCGGCCTTGGCCTCATATGTGATACAAGGGGCCAATGTCGCAGGTGGAGCCCAAGACACTTTCACCGGTCATGATTTCACTGTGACTTGTACCGAAACTGCAACCTCGGATAACTCAAACAAAGAATTCCAGAGCAATACCATCATCCGGCCTACCTGGAACTATACCTACGCCAAATCGTGGCAAACAGCACCTTGATATAAATACTTGTCAACGCAATCCTGCGTTTTATGCGGCGATTAAACCCACCGCGTAGCGGCTAGAACCCGCATCGGACTTCTTTAAGGAGAAAACAAATGGGACGTCCTCTCAAGATTAAAAAAACAACAACCGTAGACATTGGTTTCAACAACCTTGGCAGCTTAGAAGTACCAGTGTATCCTGATACGCTGAATACTGCCCAGTTCCTGGGCGTAGTCGGTGGTGCCAACGCTATCGGTGGTGGATCAGTGGCAACCAGCGCCTATCCTGTGATCCGGGTGCAGGTATACCTGCCCACAGGTGGGCCTGGCAACGACGAAGCCGCGGGTTTCATCATTACGCAGAAGGGTAGCAAACAGTATCTCGTGGCCGACCAGACCGTGGTAAATGATGAAGACCTAGTGGTTGGCCGTTCATATATCATTAACTCAGTGGGCACTACCAACTGGACAGCATGTGGCGCTAGTAAAGCCAATCCTGCTGCTGGAGACATCTTCCAGGCCGGTGCTGTGGGTTCTGGTACTGGTACCGCTTTTGAAGTTGGTGTTTGCACCTTAGCCAACGAGGCTACAAATTCGTTGACTGCGGGCAACATGAACATCGCTATATTCAACGGTGACAGCACGGACATCCTGGTTCAAAGATTGACCAACAAGTATGCGCTGACTTTTGCTAACCCTCCAGTGAAATTCCTCTTGAACTTCTTCACAGACGAAGGCACAGAGATCATTTCTGGTACACAAGGCAACGATACTTACAACTTGGCCATTGTCGAGAACTATACTTCGTAATATCAATTTGCTGGCAACCCCGATCCTCCCTGCTACATACAGGGAGGATTTTTTATGGCCGCATTTGTGTTGGGAAATGGTTTGAGCCGAGCAGGCATCGATGTCAACGAACTGGCAAAGGCCGGAGGGGTCTACGGCTGCAACGCCTTGTATCGCACCCACAGTGCCACGGCCTTGGTGGCCACAGATCGCCCCATCGCTGAAGAGATACAAAATTCTGGATATGCAAAATCTAACAAATTTTATACCCGCAGGCCCTTGCCTGGATCAGGAGCTCAACCTGTGCCCAAGGCCTATTTTGGCTACAGTTCCGGTCCCATCGCCATAGCCTTGGCGGCTATAGATGGGCAACAGCCAATATATTTGCTGGGATTTGATCTTGGCCCAGGGTTGGATGGTCGTTTCAACAATCTCTATGCCGACACCCAGCACTACAAGCGCCTGGGCAGCCAGCCCACCTTCACTGGAAACTGGATCAAACAAGCCACCCGTGTAATGCGTGATTTCCCCAATCAGCGATTCATCCGTGTGTATGGAGATACCACCCATGAAATAGGGGAATTCGGCCGGCTACACAACTACGAACGCATGGCTTTAAAGCAGTTCCAAGACACGCTAAATAAGCCAAAGGAATCGTAAATGGCTACATCTCAGAAGACCTTCAGCGGTGATTACCAGATAAATCTCGGTCCGTATAACAGCGCGACACAGGGCAACATCGGTGTAGGCCGAGGATATCTCATAGTCAATGGTAACTTGCTGGTACAAGGTACATCCATAGCCAGCAACACCACGATATTAGAAACCACAGCACCATTCATCTTAGCCGGTGAAAACAATCTTGGTCCGGGCAATCCCTTGGGATATGGAAATCTTGGCCTGGTCGTGCAGACCGGCGGTGGCAATGTGTTGCCTACCTATGCAGCCATACAGTTCAATGGCAATGCCAACGCATGGCAGGTAAGTTCTAACACCGCATCGGGCAACAGCGGTGCCACAGGAACCTATGCCAATATCTTGCTTGAAGGCGCCAACGTCACGGCCACGCCAGCAGGAAGCAACACCCAGATACAGTTTAATAATGCCAGCGCCTTGGGAGCCTCAGCAGCTTTTACTTTTAACACAGTGGGTAACGCACTGGGTCTCAATGGACGCATCACTCTTGCCCATCTTGCCTCGACTCCGGCCAATGTGGCCAGCAGCACCGTGGTCTATGCCAACACAGCAGGGTCGGGCGGAACCGGACTGTACTTCGTGAACAGCAACAACACCCAGGACGAGTTGGTCAGCAAAAGCAAGGCCATAGTTTTTGGTATCATATTTTAAGGATCTCAAATGTCAATAAGGACTAGCGCAATCACTTCCAGCACAGCAAACATCTATGCCAGTGCGTCAAGCACGGCCATTACTTGGTTGTCTTTGACCAATTATGACAGCGGCAACGTGCTGGCCAATGTATTTGTGGTGCCATC